GGGTTTGAAGATGAGATGCCCGAGGCTCCTGAAGACAATGTCGAGGAAATGCCTCAGATGGCCCGCACACCACAGAATCCTGAAATTCTGATGAACACTTTGCGTGGTGACATGCGCTCTGTTGATGCTCGTTATCAAGAATTGGCTCAGTTGGTTGGTGAAGAAGCCGCCATGGAAACACCCCCTGAAGTATTGGCCATGTTAATGGGCCAGATGGGCATGCAACAACAGCAACAGCAAGGCGGTATTGGCTCACTGCCACAGGGGCAACAGATGGCTCCACCTCCTATGGGAATGCCACCAGAAGGTGGTATGCCGCCACAAGAGGGAATGCCTCCTCCCGGAATGGAGGGCGCCGGCCCTTTTCCACAGGGCGGGGCTGAGCAGGCTCCGCCCACCCCTGATGGCATGCCTCCGATGAAGGCTGCTGCTGGCGCGTTTATTACGCCGTTCACACGTGCTGCTCAGTTCATGGGCGAGAGAGCCGCTCAATACGGCCCTGCCCTGAATCAGTATCTGGGTAACTTGACTATGCGCGCACAGCCTACTGTGCAGCGCGTTACTGGCGGTAACCCTCCAATGCCTTTGTCTGTGCAAGGACGAGAGACCTTGGTCCAAGGGCCTGCTGGCACGATTGTTCAAGGCGCAGGCACGCAGATTGCTCCCTATACAACGATGGGTCCTTTGATGAGCCCTACGTTCACTGAGGGCTTGAGGATGGGTGTGCAGCGTACTGCACAGGAGTACCCACGTGTGGCAGCAGCTTTGTCCCGCATCTCTCCTGCCTTAGCGATGGGTACAGGTGCGTTGGCTTCAATTCCCTTTATGAAGAATTCCAGCACCCCGATGACGCCTGAACAACAGGCCTCTTATGCTGACAAGATGGCGCAACTGTCGGCTATTGACAAGATTCCTTCGCTTTCTCGTACTGCACAGGTCACTCCCTCTGTGAAAATGAGTTTTGATGGCATGGCCACAAATGCAACAACAGACGCAGAACAAGCAGCAATTGATGAGCGTCAGCTAAATGCCCCCAAAGTTGATGCGGATCCGTTAGGCACTTTCATTGACCAAAAGATGAAGCTCTTTAATGAGCGCGAGGCTAAAGCAAACGTTAAGAAACTGACGCGTGCTGAGCGGACTAAAGCGGAGTATGAAGATATGGCTCCGCTATTTACTGAAATCCTTGGTTCTGACAAAGAAGACATGAAGACCAACGCCTTGTTGCTGTTGGCTGATGCAGGCATAAAAATAGCCTCTAGCCGTCAGCCTACAGCCGCTATGCAACTTGCTGAGGGTTTGGGCGGAGTGCCAAGAGGCTTGATGGCGCTTTCGGCACAGGAAAAAGACCGTGAGCTTAAGATTAAGACTGCAGCTTTGTCACAAGCCTTTGCCACTATTCAGGAAGAAGACAAGTACATTCAGCAATTGACGGTTGAAAACCAGAAAGCTTTGAATAAAGCAAAAGAATTGATTCTTAAGAAAGATCTTGAGAGCGGTCAAATCATTAAAAAAGACGGGGGTGGTGGACGTCTTACCCTTGAAGATCCAAAAGGCAATTATTTGGGTATGGAAATCAATCCAGCCCACCCGATTGTTAAATCAATGCGCCAGAGCCGTTTTAACCTCAACCCTGAGACCAATCCGTATGTCACGGATCGCGGCCCTGCGCCCAGTATGGTAGTGGACAAGGATGCGCTACCAGAAGTATTGAAGGGCATTACCCGAATAGATCGTTCAGTGCAGGCTATTGATACTGTGTTGGATGACATCACAAACATCTACGGCCCTTCAGCATTCTTCAAAGATCAATATAACAAGTTGATTGTTCCTGTTACTCCTTTAAGCGCTTCACTGGAAACAGCTGACAAGAAAACACGTGTTGACTTAGTGCTAAATAACTTGAGCAAACAATTAGCTAACGAAACCGGGGGTCGCGAGTCAGTACAGACACAGCAGTGGGCACGCGAAATCCTGCCTACACTTTCTGCAAAATTCTTCTCTGACCCTGAAGTTATGCTGCAAGAATTTCAGACGCTTAGGACAAACTTGTTGAATAACCGACATGTGTATCTCACAGAAGCGGGATACGACGATAAAGAGAAAGTGATGACTACTCCTGCATTGGGTACAAAAAATAGCCCATTTGTCATCAGCAGTGACCCTGCCGAAGCCAATCGGATGTATAACTTCCTTGGAAAAACTGTGGGTACAACATCCGCTCCAAATGCAATAATCCATATTCGTAAGCCTGATGGACAAATCATAGCGGTAAACCCTGCCACTTTACGAGGTCAAACACGATGATTGTCAAAGATGTCAACGGGGTAATGCACGACCTTTCAACTGGTCAAGTACTTGGCCGAGAAGAAGGCGCTGCAACGGAACGCCAAGCGCGGGCTCCGGGTGGACCAGAGCTCCCTTCTAATGCTTTTGACAAACTCAATCAACTGACATGGGGTATTCAAACCGCCATGTTTTCCTTGCCCGATGCCGCACAGCGCGCTATTGGCAAGCAACTGGGTATGGGAGAAGATGAGGTTTTCCAGTTCTCCCGCCTCTTTAACAAAACGTTGCCTGAGAAATTAGGCGGAAAAACAGAACGTGCTCCTCAGAATGTTGGGGAGCGTTTTGCCCGAGCCCTTGGCGAAGGCGGGGGAGCGGGATTGCCTTTTACAGGCTACATAGCAGCAGTTGCTGCTGCGCGGCCCCTGATCTCTGCGGCAGCACCTGCCAAAGGAATACTAAAAGGAATTGCAGATGATGCTATTAAATTCGCTCAAAAAAATCCAACAACGGCTGTCGCTCTTGACGTCGCGTTTGGTGCAGGCTACGAAGGACTTCGTCAAGCGGTTAAGGAATCGGTAGACGACAGCGACCCAAATAAAAAGCTGTACGAAGAACTTCTGCCTGCTGCAGCTTTCATGGGTGTACCTGCTGCGCTTTCTGTGATGCCTTCAGTGCGCGCAGCAAAATGGGCAGCGGGGAAAGTGAACAGTCCTGTAGCACTTGGGGACATTCAAAAAGATGTGTACGGCACGCTTCCAAACCCATACAAGTGGCCTCTTATAAACCTGTACACCAAAAATGTACTGAACAAAGCGGAAAAAAAGCTTATAGACGCATTTGGTCCAATAAAGGACAGCCCTGAATCAAAGCAAGCATTGGCCGCACTTGAACAAACGCTGTCCGATCCACGGATTGCACAAGCCGGTTTTAAATTTAATCTTGTTGAGCAGACCATGGATCCCGCTATGGTTGCCCAACATCGAGAAAACCTAAGCCGGTTAGATCCCAAAGCCGCAAAATCTTACATAGAACGGGAAAACGAAAACATTCTGGCATTTGAAAACCTGTTTAAAAACATGTCGCCTGAGGCACGTGTCCCTGTTCAGGAAGCTTTCCGTGCGGCGCAAGCAGATCGCCAGAAGTTTTTTGACGACTTATTGCTTAGCAAAAAAGAATTGACTGACGGTGAACTTGCAGAATTATCCCAGCGCCTTGGACCACAGAACATTGACCAACTCAACAACGAGTTGCGTGGGGTGTTGATGGCGGACATGGAAGCAGACTTTGGTATGCGCCAAAAGATTTTGTCTCGCATGGGCATGAAGCGCGCAACAAACCCTGATGGCACGTTAGCGGACACTCGTTTCCGTGACGGCCCTAACGCCGGCAAATCTTTGCCGCAGTATCCGGCTTTTAACATTGAAGATGCCGCTCGTTCTTTGGTCAACAAATACTACCCCGCACGTGCTACAAAAACGTTAGGGGGCCCTGTGCCCGAGCCTATTCGCATTCTGGCAGGCATGGTCAAGGCTACCGATCAAAAACGTAAAGAGGCACTTAACGTTGCTCTTGACTCTGTAATCAAGCAACGTGTTGACGAACAGCTTGGCAACAGGGATATACCGGCAGATGCATACGCCAAACTTTTGGAAAATGTCCGTTTATTGGTGGAGCCGTCTTCTGCTAAAAGCAAAAAGCTGATGGATGACGCGTTACGAGAAATTAATTTACTTAAGTCCTCTAAGTTTAACGTAGAGGTTGGCAAAAACGAAATACCTGTAGCAACTGGCATTTACGGAAAGCCTATCTACATTAATCCTGAGCAGGTTAGGCTGGATTCTCAATTAATTGCGCACAATACCTCTAGCATAGACTTAAATTTGCCAGAGGCTTTGGATTTGTTGGCCGCTGCACAACGCGCGCGTCACGATGCTGTGAACAGTTTTAACAGTAGCCAAATGGAAGGCCGCGGCGTGCGTATTTCAGACGCACAGTTGTTGTTGGACCGTGGCAATGCAGGATTTAAGGATGTAGAAAACCTTGTCCTTAGCTCCATCCCCAAGGCCAGTCAACAATATGACACCATGAAGATGGTATTGGATGACTACAACGCAGGATTTGAGCAGCGTCTGCCTTTGTTGTTGACATCTAAGCGCGCCGGTGGCCGCGACTTCTTGTTGCCCAATGAAGACCTGATGAAGACAGCGTTTAAAACGGCTGAAAATTTGCGTCAACTTAAGATCACTTTAGGCAATAACCCGCAAACCGCTTCCATCATCGAACGCGGCGCTATTGATTGGCTGCGAAGCAAGAATGTTTTGACTCCTGAGGGCTTGGTTGATCCTAAAAAAATTCGTCAAGTACTGGACAAAAACAAAAACATTGTTGAGGCACTTCCTGCTAATGTGCAGATGAAGTTACAGGACGAGGTCAAGTTTGCCGACGATTACGTTCGCCGCTTAGGTGAATTAGACAATCGCCGCGTTGCTGCAACCGATTCAGAACTAGACAAGCTGTTGGCCAAAGCCACGAGGCCCGGGGCTGACCCTGCGCAAACATTGGCATTAGCCATGCGGGACCCAGCTACTATGCAGACATTGGTGCGGGGTGTGGAAAAAGACCCAGAGATGTTGGCAGCATTGCGCCGCGCTGTGTTTGACATTGCGCAAGGTGCGTCAGAAAAAGGTGGCTCTCTTAAGTCATTTATTGACACCAACGAAAAAGCAATGAAAGTGCTTTTTAAAAATGTCAACCATTTAGAAGACTTGAAAAAGCTGGCCGAAATACAGCGCCGCGTATATGCTTTTGCTGATGTAACAGGGGCTATGCCCCTTTTTGAATCAACGGATGCGGCTTTAAAGCGTTATTTGGGCTTCGGTATTCAGTTTGGTACTACCACGCTCCGTGAAGCCGCTACAGGCCGAATTAACCCCACTACGGGTGCCTTGGCGCTTGGTTTGAGGATGGCGGGGAGTTTAGAAAAAGATGTGTATGCCCGCATGATGACGCGTGCGCTGGAAGACGAAAAGGCTGCCAAAGCTTTTACAAACATTGGCTCAAAAGCAGAAGCAGAAAGAGCGGCTGCAGAGTTGCAAAAAATTGGCATCACTATGTCCCAATACATGGGAGATGTTGCCCGTGGAGGTCTGATGCAGGAAGCCACTCAAGCAACGTTAGAAGGCAGGCAGTCTCCCATAGGGGACATGAAAAATCTCCCCGTTGTATCAAAAGCATCTGCACAGCAAATGTTGCGGTCGATGCCCCCTGCTCCACCTACACGTGGAACAGACTTTAGCCCCCGTATTCCCATGGGCGCTCCATCACAGCCGGGTAGCTCACAGTTGATGTATCCTACAATGTTCCCCAACGATCCGATCAGTGGCCTGCTGCTTCAGCGTCAAGCCCAGATGCAGGGCCAACAAAGATAATGGAGTTAGAACATGGAAATGATTGGACGATTGGTTGCCACGATGTTCCTGAGCCGCGAAGTGGCTCATCGTGCGCATTTGGCCACAACCGGCCCCGGCAGCTTTGCCAAGCACAGTGCTTTGGGTGAGTTCTACCCTGCTGTGGGTGATCATGGCGACAAAATCACGGAAGCCTACCAAGGGCGCCACGGGATCATTGAAATCCCTTACCTCAAGTACGAAGACGAGGGCGACATCATCAAGTGCCTTGAAACATACATGGATGATATTGAAGAACTTCGCTACGCTGCGGTAGACAAAAAAGACACAACCATTCAAAATCTCATCGACGATGCCTTGGCCACATACCTCAGTACTCTGTACAAGCTGCGTCATTTACGCTAACTTTAAAAGGAAATATCATGATGGACTCCAAATTGAAAATGGTTATGAAAGACGGCAAGAAAGTTCCTGCTTTCGCTGCTGACGGTAAAGGCAAGATGGCTAAAGGCGGCATGGCTAAAAAAGCCCCTGCAAAAAAGATGAACATGGGCGGCATGGCTAAAAACGGCATGTCCAAAAAAGGTAAGTGCTAAAATGAAAAAAGAAGTTTGGGACAAAGAACGTCCAAAAGGTTTGGGCAAACCAAAAGCACTGACACCTGCCAAAAAAGCATCTGCAAAAGCAGCCGCTAAAAAAGCAGGTAGACCCTACCCGAATTTAGTTGACAACATGCGCGCTGCGCGTGCAAAATAAAGATGCAGTTGTCTAGGGTTCTCCTCTCCTCCCCTTGACAATCCTTAAGCCCCGAGGCTCACGCTTCGGGGCTATTTTTTAGGTGCTGCTCAACCCTGCGCATCCACATGTCCTTGTAGTTGTCAAACTCACGGCCACACGTCACAAACTCCTGCGTCTGGCCGTCCTGCGCGACCATCATGATCACGCCCTGCTCAATCTTGGTTCCATGCGATACATCATGTGCCATGGCATACGCCGCAAGCTGCACAAAGTAGTCTTCAATCCACTTGCGCTGCTTCATCTTGTTGGTCTGCTTAAAGTCAATGATTGCGCTGTGACCCTTGTACACACCGATGCAGTCTGATGTGCCGGCATACTTCTCCGGATAGTACAGCGGAATCTCTGTGCCCCATACTTCGTTGACGTCAGGGAAGAACGTTTCAACAAGCTTGTAGCCCATCCAATAACCTTTGACCGCGAGCCACGTGCGTGGTGTCTCCAAAGGTCTGTTTAACAACAGGCGTTCCACAACACTGTGCATGTGCGTGCCCACAGTTGCAGCGTCGTTTTTAATCCTGTCCGCTTCTTCCTGACCGACCCTCGCGGCCCACGCATCAAGGTGTGATTTGTCCTTCGTGCCCGACAGAATGGTTGTCACGCTTGGCACGGCAGGCTGCCCGTCAAGCGTGTAGGTGCGCCCTTGTTCAGAGTCAATGCGTACCAGTTTAGGATATACATATTTTTTGCGGATAGGGATCAGTTGCATTTTTCTTCCTTCAAAACGTCTTTTGAATGCCACTTATTTAAAACCAATACAAGCAGCGCCCACCACCCTGTTTCAAAGAACCAACAAAGAAAACAAATGAAAATAAGTATTGCGATGTTCTCCAACACCATCCAACCGAGGTTGCTCATTTAATCCACTCCTTAATTTCTTCGCCAAGCACCGCGCTTGCGATATTGATCTTGTTGCGTAGCGCCTTAACGATGTGTTCATCCACTGTGTTGGGCGATACAAAGTCGATGTAGGTCACCTTGTCTGTCTGCCCGATACGGTGAGCGCGGTCCTCTGACTGCAAACGCTTTTCCAAGTCAAAGCTGTTGCTGTAGTAGATCACTGTCTTTGCTTCTGTCAAGGTAATGCCGTAGCCGCCGGTGCTTGGATTGCCAACGAAGAAACGCAAGTCAGAGTTGGGGTCTTGGAACTTTGTCACGATGTCTTGGCGCTCTTCGGCTTCTGTGTCGCCGTAGTACGTTGCAACAGAAGTCATGCCATGCTCTTTCTGAATGGCAAGCCTGATGTTTTCAATGTCACGTCTGTAATTTGCCCAGATGATCACCTTGCCGCTGCACTCCTCAAGCGTTGCCATGAGTTCGGTCACACGATTACTTGGAATGTCAATCTGCTGACCATCATCAAGCTTCACGTGGCCACAGCAGATCTGATGCAGCCGCATGATCTGCGTCAGCGCATTGTTGGTAGACATCAAGTTGCCATCAACCATAGCAAGCGCCATCAACTTCATCTGGTTGTAGTACGTTGTCTGCTCCTTGGTCAGCTCAATCTCACGCCTGATAAACACCTTATCTGGCAGGTCCAAGCACTCGTCCTTGGTCACGCGAAACGAGAAGCCGTTGAGCTTTTGCTGCAGCTCATCCAAGTGCCTGTAACCAACAATCTGCTTGAACGTGTGCGTGGGCATCTTGCGCTCTACCAGAATGGCGTAGCGTGCTTGGAACGCATAGTAGCTGTAACTGTTCAAGCACTCCGGCCCAAGGAACTCGCACTGGCTGTACAGATCCAGAGGTGACTTGGTGACGGGGGAGCCTGTTGCAATTCTCCTGTACCGCGCATCACGGGCCACCTTGATAATGCTCTTGGTGCGCTTGGCTGTTGGCGTCTTAATGGTGGTGCTTTCGTCCACTGCCATAAATGCATTTGTCACTCTGAGGAACGTGCGCGCATGCGCTACACCTTTCTCTGTGCTGAACGCTTCAATGTTCATGATCAGAATGCGCATGGTGTCCACAGCATTCATCATCTTGTCCATCTCTTCACGCTCCGCTTTACGAGGCGTAGGTGACCAACAAGCAACAGTCGTCTGCACGTGCTCGGGCATATGCTTTGGCAATTCGGATGTGTACCAGTTGCGGTAAACACCTTTTGGCGCTACGATAAGCATAGAGTTGATTCTGCCCTTGTCGTATAACATGGCTGCGTTGTTGATGAGCATAAAGCTCTTACCCGTACCCATCTCTGCAAACAGCGCAACTTGCTTGTCCTCCCAGAAGCGCTGTAAATACGCAGCTTGGTGAACAAATGGTTTGTTCTTGAATGGATAGTGATCCAAAAAATAATCCATAACTTTCTCACTTTCTTTAAAAAAGGTGTTGACACCCATAAAAGATAGTGTACACTAAAAGCACGTTTCAAGAAAGGAGAGCGTAAACGTGACAACAAATAATGAGCAGTTCCCTCTGGTGTACGTCGTACAAGAGATGCCCAATCACGATATTGCTGGTGCAATGAAATTTGGGGACCCAACGGTGCTTTTGCCGTCTAATGTCCAAATTGCATTTTCCACAGTACCAACAGTCAGGTTGCTAAAGCGCAAGCTTCGCAACTTTTCCGATAGGGACTTTTTACTTCTAACCGGAGACCCCGTGGCCATCGGACTGTGCTGTGCAGTTGCTGCAGCATACAACGGAGGCAGAGTAAATGTATTGAAGTGGGATCGACGTGAGAAGATGTATATCCCTGTTAAACTTGATATCACCGAGAATGGAGAAAGAGATGAGTAACGTTAGCATTTTTGAAGAAGACGCAGGCGCCCTGCAAGTTAAAAACGAGGACCTGTCTTCTGTTGGTGCTTTGGCCAAACGTGCCAAGGAATTGGAAAAAGAAATTGATGACATCGAAGATGTTCTCAAAGAACGTAAAGAGCAGCAGCGCAAGCTTCTGGAAGATACGATCCCCGCGATGCTCGATGAGCTTGGCATGAAGTCCTTCAAGATGGCTGACGGCAGCCAGATTGACATCAAGCCTTTCTACAGCGCAAGCATTAAGGAAGAGAAGCGCGCACAGGCCTATGAATGGCTGCGTGAGCACGGCTTTGACGACATCATCAAGAACACAGTGTCTGTTCGCTTTGGCCGCGGTGAAGACGGCTTATGCGAGGCACTACTGAATCAACTGCGCGAGCAAAACTACCCAGTCGAACAAGCGCAGAAGATCGAGCCCCAGACCTTGAAAGCTTGGGTTCGCGAGCAGGTGGAACGCGGAAGCGAGTTCCCCACAGAGCTTTTCGGCGCATACGTGGGCCAAAAAGCAACCATCAAATCAGCATGACCTAAGGAAATTAAAATGGCTAAGAACGAAGTAGCAGTAAAAGAGACCAACGCATTGGCTTTGGCAAGTGACTTTGAGCAAGACGCTCAGAGCGGTTTTGAGAACATGAGTCAGGACGATTTCGCCCTGCCATTCCTGAAGCTCTTGACCAACACAAGCCCTGAAGTGGGTGAGATTGACGGCGCTTTGCCCGGCATGATCCTTAACAGCGTGACCGGTCAATTGTATGACGGCAAGAAAGGCATCACAGTGCTGCCAGTCGCTTATGTACGTCAGTACATTGAGTGGGCACCACGTGGTTCAGGCTCTGGCGCCCCGATGAATATCTACCCCGCCACGTCTGATATTTTAAGCCGCACGCACCGCGAACCGGGCGATAACAAGGACTATCTCGATAACGGCAACTACATCGAGAACACTGCAAATCACTATGTGATGATCATCAACGACTCGGGCATTCCTGAGGCAGCATTGATCACCATGAAGTCAACGCAGTTGAAGAAGTCCCGCAAGTGGAACAGCATGATGATGTCCACAAAGATGATGGGCGCCAATGGCCCCTTCACTCCTCCGATGTACTCACAGGTCTACCGTCTGACGACACAGGCCGAGTCCAACGACAAGGGCAAATGGTTCGGCTGGGAAGTCGAGAAGATTGGACCTGTTGAAGACATGAACGCCTATAAAGCGGCCAAGTCCTTCGCTACCCAAGTGGGTGCGGGCGAAGTTAAGGTCAAGCACGAGCACGAGGGCGCCGCAAGCGCTTCAGACGCACCGTTCTGATTTTCGGGGGGAAAGCGGATGCCGTGAAACTCGGCAACCAAGGTAGGCATGGAACTGAATCTGTAAGCCAGTATCCCATGTTCACGGACGCAGCGAGTACCCCCACCTTTATAGAGTGAAGCATGACCGATATAACAAAATTCAAAGCGATATTCAGCGGTCTGGATATAGCTTACGGAACCTACCGGATTAAAAAGGAGCGCGATGATGGAAAGCAAGCAGGGCAAGCTACGGTGGTTAGAAAACCCCCGACTGATGACCTTTGGGTACAACATCTGGATGGTGTTGACCCTTCCCTTGGCATTATTCCTATCCGTGCCGATAACACTTGTATTTGGGGCTGCATTGATATTGACCAGTACCCTTTGGACCATAAAGGCTTGGTGGAGAAAGTTGCGCAGCTAAAGCTGCCAATGGTTGTCTGCCGCAGCAAATCAGGGGGAGCACATGTCTTTTTATTCACAAAACAGCCTGCGCCGGCGCGCGAGTTTCAGGACTATCTCAAAAATGCTGCTGCGCTCTTGGGCGAAGCCGGTAGGGAGATCTTTCCTAAACAGTCCGAAATCCTTGTCGAGCGAGGAGACACAGGAAACTTCCTCAACCTCCCGTACTTCGGGGGTGATAACGGGACGCGGTATGCATTCAATGCCGACGGGTCCGCGGCCACGCTTGAAGAGTTCTATGGCCTCTACGAAGCCAACGTCCAAGAGCTGCCGCTTATTGTTCCAGAGCCGCCGAAACAAGCGGAGAGTCCCGTCAAAGATGGTCCGCCTTGCCTACAAGCTTTGTGCGCCCAAGGATTTCCCGAGGGCACCCGTAATAATGGACTTTTCAACATTGGAATCTTTCTTAAGCGCGCATTCCCCGCTGCTTGGGAAGACAAGATGGTCGAATACAACTTCAAATACGTATCCCCGCCCCTGCCTAACAATGAAGTCCAAATTCTTGTTAAGCAAGTTGGCAAGAAAGAATACCTCTATAAGTGCAAAGACGCGCCGCTCAATAGCTTTTGCAACTCGGGCCTATGTCGATCACGTAAATTTGGCATCGGAACCAATGGTCCTGATGCGCCTCAGATAGCAGCCCTGTCCAAATACGCCAGTGAGCCACCCCTGTGGTTCTTGGATGTCAACGGACGGCGCGTAGAACTCGATACCGAGAGCCTCTTTACACAAGTGGCTTTCCAAAAGGCTTGTTTAGAAAAACTCAACGTGCTGCCACCCACCTTGCGCAAGCAAGATTGGGAGCAGCTCCTGAACGCCCTTCTTAAAGAGATGGTGGAGACAGAGCAGATCACCGATGCACCAGAGGACACAAGCATCACTGGCCGCTTCATGGATCTGCTTGAAGAATTCACAACGCACATGCAAGAAGCAATGGACCGCGAAGAGATGCTCATGGGCCGCCCATGGACGGATGTCGATGAAGCGAAAACCTATTTCCGGATCAAGGACCTTGAAGCACACTTAAAGCGCAACAACTTCATAGGCCTCACCGCCCCGAAGATGGCTCAGCGCCTTCGCGACATGGGAGGCGAGCCAATATCACTGTTCCTCAAAGGCCGTACTGTGCGCTGTTGGCGTATTCCGCGCTTTCAGAAACAGGATGCACCATTTGAGTCACAAACTAAACGCACTACAGGGAGCCCATTCTGATGTTAAAAATTGACGGACACGACGATGCAGTTCTTGGCCCTGCCCTAATCTGGGGCAACGGAACACGTATATCAGTTTTAGTATACGACGCCGAAGTTATTCGCAACACACTGATGGAGCGCGACAACATGGAAGCCGATGAAGCGCGCGAATACATTGAGTTCAACATCGAGGGCGCTTACATGGGTCCCGACACACCTATCCTTGTTTGGCCAGACGATTTGTGGGATGAGGAGTATGAAGAATGAAAACAATAATCCATGTCAACCAACACGTTGTACGAGCCAACAAGAAAAACGGCACTACTGATCCTGTGCTGACTGTTAAAACGTACAAGGCCAACCGTTATGCGCATAGCGTAGAAATTGTTGGCCCTTCTAAAGTTGTTTACAGCCCAGACAAGGCCTTATCCTGCGGCGCTCACGTATGGATTGAAACCTATGCTGAAGTTTTATTGCATGGTGAGCCATGACGGATATCCGCAAGGTCTTTGGCCCGCCCGGCTCTGGTAAGACAACATACCTCCTAAACGTTGTTGACCATGAGTTGGCTGCGGGTCTGTCCTCCACGCAGATCGGCTACTTCTCGTTTACCAAGAAAGCCGCAACAGAGGCCAAGGACCGAGCGATTGAGAAGTTCCCTGCATTGAATGCTAGGACCGACTTCCCCTACTTCAGAACCCTGCACAGCTTGGCTTTCCACTGCCTTGCCGTCAAGGTTGACTTCATGATGAAGCCCGAGGACTACCGCGAGTTTGCAGCGCAAGCCGGCATCCAATTGAACGTGGTCCAAGAAGATGATGTGGACATGGCCAAGGCCGACAATCCCATCCTCAACGAAATCAATCTGGCCCGCATCCGCGGCTCAGATCTTCGCGAACACTACAACCAGTGCGGCCTCGACATCGAATGGCATCACTTTGAATTTGTTGAGCGCTCCTACCGTCACTACAAACGTAGTAAAGAGCTGCTTGACTTCACCGATCTTTTAGAAATGATTGTTGTCCAACCCGAGCGCCTTCCCTCTTTGGAAGTGCTGATTGTTGATGAAGCACAGGATCTGTCCCGTTTGCAATGGCAGCTTGTCGAATCTCTTGCCAAGAAATCGAAACGGGTATTCCTCGCAGGCGACGACGATCAGGCAGTATTCACGTGGGCAGGTGCTGATGTCAAGAGCTTCTTGTCATTTGAGGGCCAGATCACAGTCCTTGATCAGTCCTACCGCGTCCCCGCCATCGTCCACAAACTGGCCAACCGTGTTGTGCAGCAGATCCAAGAGCGCCAAGAAAAAGAATGGAAGCCCCGTGACTTTGAGGGCGCAGTCCTGACCTACTACCGATTTGAAGACGTGCCCATTGATGACGGCCAATGGCTCATTATGGGCAGCACCAACTATCTTTTAAACCCCGTGCATGAATGGCTCAGAGCCTCTGGAATCCTTTTTGAGCGCTCAGGGGTACCTAGCCTTAGCCACCCCCTTTTAAAAGCCGTACAGGCGTGGGAAAAGCTGCGCAAAGGGGAGTTCCTCTACGGCGATGAGATCAAAAACGTCTACAAGTACATTGGCGGTGAATTTATAACCAAGGGCCACCGAACTTTCAAAGGCGATCCGCTGCTTGAATACAGCATCAAGGATCTACAGAATAGTTTTGGATTGAAGACCGATGCAATCTGGCATCAGTCTTTGTCCCGTATCAGCGAAGACAAGCGCGACTACCTCACCGCAGTTCTGCGCCGCGGAACAAAGCTCTCAACCATGGGCCGGATCAAACTATCTACCATTCATGGTGCTAAAGGCGGAGAAGCGGATAATGTGCTGCTGCTCATGGACCTCTCACCGAAGTTTGCCAAGGAATATGCAAGCAACGGGGACAACATTCACCGGCTGTTTTACGTAGGAATAACCCGCGCCAAAAAGACGTTGCACTTAGTGCTACCCAAACACATTGAAAAAGGCTTCAAAATATGAAAACAATACCTCTTTTCCCAACGCCCACCGAATGGTTGGCTCCGGAAGTGTTTCCCAACCTATCGACAGCGAAAGAGATTGCAATTGACCTTGAAACATGCGACCCCAACTTGGAATCCATGGGCCCGGGATGGCCTCGGAACGACGGTTTCATTGTCGGCTACGCCATTGCCGTCGATGGATGGTCTGGATATTTTCCGGTGGCGCATCAGGGTGGTGGAAATTTGGACAGACGAAGAGTGGAGAGATGGATCACGGACGTACTGGCTTACCCTTCCGATAAGGTTATGCATAACGCCGCCTATGACTTGGGGTGGCTACAAACAAGTGGTTTTAAGGTCAACGGACGGATCGTTGATACCATGCTCGCTGCCCCACTTCTTGATGAAAACCGTTTCAGCTTCGCTCTCAATTCGTTGGGATTCGACTACCTACAAGAGATCAAGTCAGAACAAGGCCTCAAACAAGCCGCTGCGGACTTCGGAGTTCATCCAAAAAAAGAACTTTGGAAACTACCCGCCATGTATGTGGGAGAGTATGCTGAACAGGATGCCGCGCTCACACTAAAACTGTGGCAATCGTTCAAGATTCGCATGCGTCAGGATGAAGTCGAATCAATATTCAACCTCGAAACAGAAGCCTTCCCCGTCCTGCACAACATGACATCTCGCGGGATTCGCTTTGACCGACCCAAATGCGAGCGATTAATTGAGCAATTGATCGTAAGGGAACGTCAAATTCATGCCGATTTACGCAAAATTTGCGGAAATTCTGTTGATATTTGGGCAGCAGCGTCCATTGCAGCCGCTTTTGATAAGCTAAACCTGCCGTATGCCAAAACAGACAACGGCCAACCAAGTTTCACAAAAGGCTTCTTAGATGGCTGTGAACACCCAATAGCCAAAATGATTGTCGAGGCGCGCGAGACCAACAAAACTCACAGCACCTTCTTGGCTCCTTACCTAAGTTTTAGCGAAAAGACTGGCCGAATCCATCCCCACGTCAACCAGATGCGCTCGGACGATGGCGGCACAGTTACAGGGCGCCTGTCCATGGCCAACCCTAATCTGCAGCAGGTCCCCGCCCGCCATGAAATCATCGGCCCCATGGTCCGCGGCCTGTTCCTTCCAGAAGAGGGCGAAATGTGGGCGTCAAATGACTTTTCCTCACAGGAGCCAAGACTTTTAGTCCACTACGCTTCCCTACTTGATTTGCCCGGAGCCGATACCATGGTTTCTGCTTATAAGGAAAACCCTAGTACCGATTTCCACCAGATGGTTGCCGACATGGCCGGCATCAACAGGAAAGCTGCCAAGACAATTGGTCTGGGCCTGATGTACGGAATGGGCAAGAACAAACTGGCAGCGCAGCTTGATTTGGACATTACGGAAGCGTCGGAACTTATTGATAAGTTCCATCAAAATGTTCCGTTCCTCAAAGGCACAGTCAATGCCGTGATGAAACGAATTGAGCATCCCGCATCCAACGGATCCATCCGCACCCTTCTTGGCCGCAAGTGCCGCTTCCCTCTCTGGGAACCCATGGAGTGGGGCGTGAACAAAGCTCTGCCACGCGAACAAGCAGTCATTGAATACGGCCAACGGATCAAGCGAGCAGGCACCTACAAAGGCCTAAACCGCCTTATCCAAGGGTCTGCCGCCGACCAGACAAAGGCTGCTATGGTTGCGTTAGCGCGCGAGGGAATCATGCCCATGCTGCAAGTTCACGATGAACTAGCTTTGAGCGTCAAGACAAGGGAAGAAGCTGAGCGTGCTGCCGAGATCATGGCAACGTGTGTGAATATGCAAGTCCCCAGCCGGTGCGATGTGGAAATCGGACCTAACTGGGGAGAGGCCAAATAATTAGCGGATCCGCCCTTCGAGGCGGTCTGCTACCAATTGCGCGTAGCCGGCAATATCTAGCCAGTGATCCACAACATCAGGATTTCCATTGATGATGCGGCCAAGTTTATGCAAGATCATGTCGATGGATTCGGATTGATCGTGCGCGAGCACCTTATCACGGTTGTTTAATGCGTTTTGAACGACACGTTTTAGCATTTGTATGACTTCGGCGCCCTCGATGAACTTGCCATAAGTCACGGCCCGAGCGTCAAGGGTTGCGTCTACTGCGTCTTCATACATCTCAATTCCCACAAGCTGCTGCTTTTGGGAATCTTCTGGCATAGGCTGTGCCGGAGCAAGAGATGGCAACTGCTGCGACTTCGGTGGGAACACAAAGCCTTCTTTCTTCATCTTGTTGCGCAGACCATAAACATATTGTTTGCCTATGTTGAATCGCGCTGCTACCTCATTTGGCGCAGCAGCAGGATTACTCTCCATAAATCTGCGGGCGCGAACGCCTAATCCTGATGAACTTGGTTTGTTTTTTCGTTTCATATCGGGCTCTCCTCATATTGCGACAAATCATCGCGTTTGGTTGGTTTAGGGAATAACTTCGGGTCAAGTCTCGTGAAAGGCCACCACGCCATCAACTCGTCTTGGCTCAAAGGTCTTTGGGGCTCTTTGGGTTGCAGCCTCTTTTGGTTTGTTGAACACTTCATAATATTTATCCGGTAATTTTGCTCTGCTGTTGACATATTGACGAAGCCATTCGGCTCCGCCTAACTCTTTAAATTTGGCCCACTCAATGTCAGACATCCTGACGAATCTTGGTTTCAGGGGCTCCGGTGGTTTTGGTCTTGGCATTATCGTTTCATCTCCCTTACAAATACCGCAAAGGATGCTGACGTATCCCCGCCATTCTTCATTGCGTCAAACTCCTTGGCCACCTCTTCAAGGACCGCGTTGCGCTGCGAGGGCGAGACATAAACATCGTAATGATACGGCTGCCCCAAATCACGCAGGATCTGCTTGCCAAGGTTGCTATGCTTCTCCACCTCGTTAAAGGCTTCGTCTTCTTCGCTTGTCCATTCAGTCATGTATTCTTCTCCTTGATATCGTAAAACCAATCATCGCCCGCGGACCACTTGCGCGTGCCGTCCACAGTCCACAGTTTCTGCGCTGCCTGAAAGTCAGGGAACTTTGTCTCAGCAGGAATCAAACTCTGGTCATACCACAAGCATCGGTTATTGGGCTGACAGGCAAACTGCCCGTTGTCCAAGGCAATCCAATTGAAAGACTTGTGCTCCTCTGCCTGCTCAGTAAAGCCAGTGTCCAGATCCATGCCGTCAGCACAAAAGTCCACTGTAAACAGATAGCGCCCGAAATGCCATTCCTTGTCCTTACCCAAAAACTTCACGCCAAGATTACGCAAGCCGATCTTCTCAATGATCGTAAAGCGATAACCCATGCAGTCCCACAGCTGTAAAGTATCTATTGACAAATCACCATGGTCCGCGTGCCACACATATGCATGAATAGGCAGCTTGTCGTAGAGGGCGCCATAGTTGGGCAACAGCGACTC